TATTTCTAACACCAGTACCACGTCCATCAGGACATTCACCACGCTCCATAGCCAACTGGTACGTACTGTATTGAGCCTGCTGTTTGATCTCTTGGAACATCTGGTAGTTTTCACTAGCGGCCTGCCACGATTCCCAAGCTATGCCTTTGCCTTGGAGGTAGCCGTGGAAGCCCATCGCTCCGAGGCCAACTGAGCGTTCTCTGTAAGCTGAGTAAACAGCTTTTGATAGTTGCTCTGGTGCGTTGTCAATAAAGAATTGAAGCACGTTGTCCAAGAATCTGATAAGGTCTCCAACCATTCCGCTTGATTTCCAGTCGTCGTATTTTTCGAGGTTGACTGATGAGAGGCAACAGACTGCTGTGCGTTCTTCATTTGTTGCGAGATGGATTTCATTGCAGAGGTTGCTACCCATAATTGAGAGTCCAAGCCGTCTCTGAGCTTCTGGTAAACCCCGTCTGGCTGTGTCGATAAAGTTAAGGTAAGGACTGCCAGTTCTGAAGCGAGCTTCAAGTATTCGTTGCCAAAGTCTGCGAGCCTTGACTGTATCTCTGACAATTCCTGTACTTGGGTCTGTGAGATTCCATTCTGTATCATTGATTACCGCCTCCATAAAAGCGTCAGTGATATTCACTGCATTAAAAAGATTAAAACATTTGCGATTGATGTCGCCACCAGTCGCTACCTTGAAGGAGATAAACTCCTCGATGTCAGGATGACTTACGTCTAGGTACGCCGCGTAGCTTCCCTTCCGTGTCTTCCCCTGCTTGTACGCTGTCATCTGAGCGTCCACTACTTTCATGAATGGAATCGGTCCCGGAGCCTTGTCGCTCACTCCTCTCACGTCTGACCAGTGCCCACCCACACCTCCGCCCTTTACGGAAAGCCACGCTACTTCACCGTTATGTTCAATAAGGCTATCAAGATTGTCACCCACGTAAGTAAGGAAACAAGAAATAGGCAACCCACTAATCTTTCCATTCGGTTCTGGGGCATTGCTGAGGACAGGTGACGCAAACATGAACCAACCCTTTGAGGCATAGTCATAAATACGTTGTGCCAAATCCAGATCCCCATAGCAGTAGGCCACTGCCGCACGAGCGAAAGCCTGCTGAGGAGATTCTTCATGCTCAAGCATATAGTAGTCACGCATGAGTGTGCTTGCTTGATCACTGAGGCGAAAGTCTCTTTCATAGTCAATCGTTATCCCAAGGTGTTGAGTCATCGAAATCATTCTCCAGTGTGTCTTGTTTTTCTTCAATGCGATCAGTGAACCGATCTACCAAGTCAGCAGAGGTAATTTCTAATGTTTCCATTACAGTTACCTCGTCTAACTGCTTGAGTTTATCCTTAATTTCTTCAAGCGTAAACATTTATTTTACCATACTTCAATCAATTTGTCAAGGTAATGTTTGCACTTTTGCAAGTCTAACACACCGCCTTTGTCTTGAAACCTAGCTATGTATTTGATTACATTACCCAACAAGAATCCTTTGAACTGTTCCTCAGTCATCCATGCTTCCATAGCTTCCCAAGGTTGGATGTCTTTGTTGGTGTAGTGATTACCACCTAGCTGATATTCATGAGCCATAGAAGTTAGATCAGGCATACCTCTCCCTCAAGTAATTGATTGACACTGGCATCTCATCGAATGCTCCGTCTTTGACTTCGTGCAACATCCATATACCAGACCATGATCCGTTAGTCTGTGGGTTTAGATAGTCTTCATCATGAAGATAATAAATACCTGCAAACAATCCAGTGATTCGTTTACCATCAGCACGTCTAGCGTAAGAAATGCTACGATCCTGTACATGTCCCATTACACAAGACATATGTTGCTTGGTAATTAAAGCATTAGAGGAACTCACTGGCCTTCCCATGACACCAGAAACAAAGTAATGGCTATAACAAACGCCGTCAATAACCACAGGTTGTAAGAAATCATACACTTCCCATCCCATCTCTTTCAAGTATAGATCATCGAACGACATCAGGCCTTCTAGTTTCGGATCAGCATTGATTGCACGTTCAATACGATACTCATGGTTTCCTAAAGTAAACACCATACGAGGGTTCCACTGCTTGTGTTTGTTACGATGCAAGCGTTTCTTTTCTTTCTCGATTGGTTCAAGAAATGCTTTCATTCCCTCGATACCTGCATTGATATCATTGATATACCTGCGTCCTTCAAAAGACTTCTTGCCTACATCATACGTTGACAGTGACGGCATATCAAAGTGATCTCCAATATGAATAATCACATCAGGTTTCTTCTCAACGGCATATTCTCCTGCCCATCTCAAGTGATCCAGTGGATTCCCCGGCTTAACTTGAGTGTCAGGTATGACCATATGTTTAGTCATGACTAAGGTTCCTTAACAATTCAAAGAAGTGCTCTGCGTCTACGACTGCGAGAGGTTTCCTTCTGTTTTCTTTAACAATGACAAGTGGCTGTGCATCGCCTCGATTGTTGCACTGGTCAATATAACGATAGACTCCAACTCTCGCAAGGCTCTTGCATTCGACATCATACGCGAAAGACTTACTAGCCAAAGGGCTAAGTTGAAGATCACTGCCGCTAACGCCCATGCTTGTGCTTCTGACATCATCTTCCTCCAAGTGTGAGTATACTGCCAAGACTTGATCACGAGTCCACTGCTGTAGTTTACGCCCTTTAGCTTTCGCTGATTGCGTCTTCATCTGGAGGACTCCATATCTCATCTGGTTTACGTTGTAAGTACAATAAGATTCCATTCTCAATTGCACGTTCTTGACTGCCTAACTCCTCAACACACACGTCAAACATTTCCCGTTCACTCAGTCCATTGAGTAATTTGTATGCTTTCTTTGGCCCAATACCCTTGACACCGATGATGTTATCAACACGGTCTCCAACAAGAAACTGCATGTAAAAGTTAAGCAATCCTTCTTCTGCTGTAATGTAATACTTTTCCTTCTTGGTAAAGTTGTAGTGCCACCCTTGCACTTGATCAAAGTCTTTGTCTAAAGAAACGATGATGCTATCGTCACCGTGCTCAGTACATGCAGTAGCAATAGCATCATCAGCTTCGTTTCCCTTACTTACACAACCATTCCAAGCAGTCAACAGATACTCACGCAACAAGGCATGATGTGTTGGCTTCTCACCTTTTCGATTGCCCTTATAAGGAGCAGTGATGGCGTAGTCATTCCGATAGTTTGTAGGACCTGTCAAGTAAGTAATCCATGTATTACAATTCAGATCAAACATCAGCATGTCCTCCAAGAAGGAAGCCATCGTCCTGATAGCAATATCCTCAGACTCTTCGTTGGTTGCAAACCCTATACGGTAGCAGAGGATATCACCATCAATCAGAGCTATCACAGTGTCTCTTCATCCTCAGAGACTTCGTTGACAGGCTCAGGTGTATACGCATTTAAGTCTGTGACTACCAACTTAGAAATACCCATTGACATTCCTGATGTACCAGTGGGCGACTTCCATGAGTATGGCTTAAGCATAATAGTTGCCTTACTGCCGTTACCCACTTTGATATCGGACGCAATGATGTCACCATTCTTATCATAAGGTGTGATCTCATAGTTCTTAGACTTACAAGTGATATAGAATCCCTTGTCTTCTTTCTGTCGAACAGATACCCCAGTCTTCTCAATCAACTCTACCTGATCATCAGATAGATTAACGAGGTCAACTTGGTACTTACCGCTGAGCTTGTTACGCTCATACAGGAAAGGCCACATCAACTCTACGTCATCAAGTTTAAATACTTCGCTCATACTTTTCTCCTATAGGAAGTAATAGAACATATATTATAGCACACAATATTAATGTGTGTCAAACCAATTGTTACCAATTTTTGCTTCAGCATCTACTGGGCATCTGAAGTTCAAGGTAAACCCGGCTTGTGAGGCCGAACTGCACATGATCTGTGCAACATCTTCACCATACTTCTCCTCTGTTTCAATTTGAATTTCATCATGTACAAATGCAACTTGCCGCACAGGTAAGCGAAATCTCCTGAATTGTTGATGTGCTTCAATACACCACTGCTTTGCAATGATAGCCCCGCAACCTTGAAGGAGGCTGTTGAGTGCGGCATGCTCAGATCTAACAATGATTCTTCTACCGTCCAACCCCGGTACGTACCCTTTGCTCGCCACTTTCTTAACTTTTTCCATGAGTCTCGATAGCGCAGGGGTGTTAGCATAAAAGCGCGACAAGACCTCTTGCCCCTGACGCGCACCTCCCCCGACAATACTACCAATCTTTGCGGGTCCCGCGCCGTAAAGGGTTGCATAGATGAGAGTCTTAGCCTGCGGTCTCGTAATGCCTGCGGCATCAGCGTTCTTCTGATGGATATCTCCATTCAATAACTCCTCTGTCCAGTCTGGATCTTGCATATAATGAGCGAGACATCGTAGCTCAATACCACTCAGGTCTGTCCCAACTAAAACATTACCGTCAGTTACCCCCCATAACGCCCTACATTCAGCACCATAATCACTGTTGACACTAGGGATTTGTCCCATGTTTGGTTTTTGATGCGTCATACGTCCAGTCACAGCACCGTTGGTTATCACTCTACCATGTACCCTACCGTCATCCTTAACGCTATCAATCCACGAATCAAGCAGACCGACACGCTTCTGTATCATCAGGTACTCAGCGATCAACTGCGCTTCAGGCAGATCAATAGCCTTGAGTGTACCCTCATCAACTATGATAGTACCTTTCTCAGTCGTCTTAGTAAACTTAACGCCACGCTCCTGAAGACGTTCTGCGATTTGCTTGCGCGATCCCACATTGAATACGGTAACCCTGTCTTTAAGTTGTTTGCCTGTCTTCTCTGACCAACGCTCTTCCACAATCGGAGGAAATATATTTTGCAAGTGGTCAGTAATATCAGACATTCGATCTTTAAGTTGAGCCAATAAAGAGATAGCGTCTTTCTCATTGAGTTTAAAACCATTGTCTTCCTGCTTCTTCATGATGTATGCGATACGATGCTCAAGATCAACAGAGTATGCGTAGCCCTGCAACTCTTTGTCGAGCTTCTCATACAACAGCGTAGTCACATGGACATCCTGCCTACAATACTTGATCATCTCTTGCGTGAGGCCACCGTCAAAGTCAGTGAACTCATCTTTGAAATCACCAAGACGTTGACCCCACATACGTAGACTATGACCACCCTCCAGTTGTGGATTCCATAGCCTTGACATCACTAATGTATCACGCACCTTGCGTACAGGAATCTTGATATCCCATACTCTTGACAAGACAGGACCATCAAACCCAATGATGTTATGACCAACAACAATGTCAGCCTGATTGATTAGCTCTTGCAGTCCGCCTTGTCCATGCGTAAACACATTACCTTCACTCGCAGGAAACCAATTACCCTTGGTCACGCAACACCAGATAGTGTCATGCGCGAGGTTGGTTTCGATATCGAGTACCAGTACATTTGGTTGCATTACAACTCCTCATCATTTACCTCAGTCATTCTACCAGTATCACGGGAGTATAACAAGCTACACGCAGGACCAGTAGTCCCACTGAATCGGTTCTTCAGAACACGAACACGGGTAGTGTTACGCTCAGTGATATCCTCAGCCTGACCATTACGCTCCAGTCCGATCACCATATCAGATAACTGAGCAATGGAACCAGACCCACGCAGTTGTGCCAAAGACGTAGCCGCACCTTCTTCATGTCCCTTAGAGTCAGGACGCTTGAGGTGGGACACCACAATCAGAGCAATACCAGTCTCCTGAACAAGCATACGTAGCTTGGTCATGATCTCATCTATGGCCTTTCGTTCATCACCACTGGCTTGAGCAGATACCACGATACTAATATGATCGAGGAATATATAACTACAGCCCAATCCCTTTGCAAGATACCGTACTCTATTGATGATGTTATCAACAGAGGTACTACCAAAATGATCGAACAGGTATATACGATCAGTACCCAAGGTTTTGGTAAACGCATCCATCTTCTCCTGCACTGTTGATTCTGAATCCGGTAAATGTAATGGCTTGTTAGCCGCAAGTGACATCAAGGATAGACCAGTCTTACGCACAGACTCCTCCAAGAACATCAACCCCATAGAGTCCTCAGTCTTGTTGAGTACATGCCACACAATCTCACGCACAAACTGTGACTTACCTAGGCCAGATCCGGCAGTGATGGTAACCAACTCTCCTTTTCGTAGACCGTAGGTCAGACTATTCATCCCGGCAAAAGGATAGTCACAATCAGATGGCTCAATCGGGCGCATCACTTCTTGAAGTAAAGAGCTACCAACAACAATCCCATCGGGGACATGCTGTTCAGAAGCCCACCACTTATCGGTAAACTCCTTGGCCTTCTTGTTCTGAAGATAATCACACGCATCCTTCATACCATCGAGATGTCTGAATATCTTAGCCTTAGCCCCGAACAATTCAGCAACCTGAGATGCCGCCTTCTGCCCCGGCTCATCTGAATCAAAGCAGATCACTACGTTGTCAAAGGAATCAAGCCACTCATACTGATTCTGTATATCCTTGATCGCTGAGGTTGCACCATTACGAATCGAGACCACTGGATACTTAGACCCAAGCATCTGATATGCCGCCATCGCATCGAACTCACCCTCGACAATGGTGACATACTTACCACCCTTGCTGAATAGATGCTGACCATAAAGCCCTGCGCGTTTCCAGTCCCCATTGATACGGAAGTTCTTGTCCGCTGTCCGGGTCTTGTATGCAATGATCTCACCTCGATCATCCGTGTAGTTGAAGTGATATATCTGCCCTTCCTTGGCACACTTGTATGCCTTGGCAGTGTCGCTACTGATACCACGCTCAATAATCGTCAGATAAATCTCATGGATTGTATCCAGTTGTTTAGCTTCCACCTGTACCTCCGTATGGGTTGGTGTGTAATCGTCGCCCTGTGGGCCTCTACGTGCGTCACAGGCAAAGCAATGCGTCCATCCATCCTCATTGATAGCGAGCGCATTACTTGAGCCACAGTCATTGCATGGTTGGTGCGTCTTTACAAAAGACATGCTCGTTCTCCTTGTACATCTCAGCCATTACGCCAAGAGCATAACACGCAACAGGCTCACTTGTATAGTCACGCAGACTCAACAGTACACGCAACAGTCCATACTTATGGATCAACTTTGTTGCGCCAACGAGAACTTCATGTTCAATAACTTCTTGCATCACTGCTTCAAAGTCCACAACATCATTCGCAATCAAATCATCTTCATACTTAGTCATGACTAATCTCCATAGTCTATTACTAAAGATAATAATAATAAATATAAATAACTATATAGAATATATTCTATCATGAATCATCATCAGAGTCAACCTCATCGTCAATCGACATTAAATCCTGTCGTTCGATTGCTTTGACATCGACTCTGATGTGTGAATAACATTCATTACATAAGTCTAAATAGTCTTCATAAGTTACTGATTTTCTTGTTGATTCAAATTCATTCAACAGCTTGTTACAGGCTTGACATCGCATTTTTTACCCCACGGTTTTGTGATCATCCAGTGACCACAGGGTATCACACCATGCCATAGTTTGTCAAAGTCTTTTCGAGGAGGAGTGTTACCTCCCTCACGTTTAGCAAGACCATACTGCTCACGATAGCGACACGCAAACTGCCTGATTGAATTTGTAGATCCACCCAATCTATCAGAGATCTCAGAGGCAGTGAAGCCTTGATGCCACATGTCAACAAAGATCTTGACTTGAGCGTCAGTGTACTTTGGTCTCATTCTTCATACTCCCTCTGCATGAGATACAACTCACCGATCACATGCTCAGCCAACGCAAGACGACCCCGTAAGAAGTCAATATGCTGAGACTGCGTTGACAATCTCACAGATGCGGCCTCAAGAATCCCATCACTGTCTTCAAACTCTACAGTTAAAGGGTCAATGTCTCTGATGAACTCAATCATCTGGTCTGTTGTGTAATGCTTCATTCGTAAGATACCTCTTCTAGTTTCATTGATGGCTCTTCGTTCTTGACGTAACGCCATATTTCTCTATCTGTTCCACACATCCACTTGACTTCCTCGATGAAGCCTTGTGGCAAACTCTGGCTGTAGTCTTCCAACTCAACAGACTGCAAGTGCCATGAGTCAGGGATATCATAACCCTTCTCAAACTTCCAGACCACATCAAGACAGAACTCATTGCCCTCTGGGTCATACCACCAATGAGTACCGTAATACTCGTGACCATCTTTATACATGACACTTCCTCTTCAACCAACACAATGCACAGAGTAATCCCCAAGGCTCACGCACCAATGCAGGTGCGCTACAGTGATCACACTTATCCATGATAAACCATCCTTGAGACATCTTCTCGACTCATGAACTTGTGATCCATGTCCGCAACATCCTCAGCATCAAGCCATGCATCCTTGGAGTTACCTCCCGCATCAATACCAAGGAACAACACACGTCCCGCATACGGATCAGGGTATACGTCAGGCATATACACAAACGCAGTCTCAGTATAAAGCCCCTCATCGTTGACATAGATGGCATCGCCACCCTCGTCGTATCCGCCAGAACCAAAACAGTCACACTGCAAATGCTTCTGGATATCCCGCCAGTCACCTACTTCTACGTTCTCAATCGTCTTGAGATATGGATCAACCAATACACCTTTCATTACTTCACTCCTACCAATGCAGTTAGATGGAACATACTCACATCGAAACCAGACTCAAACTTGCCACGATTACAACGCTTGTATGTCAGTTGCTCACACCATGAGTCCCATAACTTCTCAGTACTCCGGTTACCCTTACATATGCTGATGTAGTTGTCGATCTTCTTCAACTTGGTATCCACCTTGGCACTCTTGATAAACTGTACATCCTTGGGCGACACCTTGTGGAATCGTCTGAGGTTATGCACATCGATGCACCCCACTCGACCGAACATCATCTGCATCACGAACCCTGCCTTAGCCATACCAAGACCGGGAACCATCGTCAGCCTCAGCATCATCATACGATCACGCTCCTGCTTCTTACGCATGTCGCCCCAGTCCCCACGCCACATGTCCATGAGGTCACTGTACAGATCCTCACGGTTCTCAAGCAGGTACTCAAGGGTCTGCTGTTTGAGACCCCACACATGCTTGGACGCTAGCCCATACCTACGATAATCCTCCATTTGTTTGGACATCGTGTGGAATGGAGTCTTGATAGACAACACAACAAACATAATTCCATCTTGCATATGCAATGCAGACTTCTGCATATATGCGTTGATGACTGGATTTACTTCACGAAAGCTCATGATTGAATCTCCTCAATTTCTGTTAAACGCTCTTGACATTTGCGAGCGCGTATCTGATACCACTCATTACCGCCCATCATACTGAACAACTCGTATGCCGTCTCGTAATTCCTACGAGCCAACGACATATAGCCACCTTCCAAGTCACCCTGTGCCTCGCTGAAGAACGACTCGGCAATGAATGATACTTGACTCTCAGTAAGATCTTTAAGATCAAACAACTTACATTCAACTTTCATAATGACTCCTTAGTCATGACTAAACTCGTTACCGTAGGCGACTCGTCATCGCCCCGTACTACTATGACAGATCTTGTCATATAAAGTTCCCTACACCTCGTATACAGCGACAACTTGTTGCCAATCTACCTCATGCAACTCGCTATCATCATGGTACAGATGCTTAAACACACGCGCAGAACCATCACCAAACTCGACACATACCTTGTCAGTGAATGATACATCAGGAAACTTATGCACCCAGACTTCAGTGTCCATCTCATTACGATGCCACTCTCGTCTCATTAACTCTCGCTCAACACGAGGATCATCACCCCATTCCATTACTCACCTCTACTGTGGTCATACACCACATAACTCGCCATCATAATGAGACCAATCAGGGAACACCCAAGACCAATCATCATCCCTTGTATTGAAGCAGACTCGTCAATCAATCCAAGTCCACTGAACAACAGGAACATGCCAAGCATGCCCATCAACGCAAACACTACGCGCATCACTCGTCACCTCTTTGTTTTATTGAGACATAAAAAAAGGGGGCTTTCGCCCCCCGTCGATTAGGCCGCCTCAGACTTCTTGGCTTGTGCTATTGCTAGCAGTTCAAGCGCAACATCCTCAGCGTCCGCCCCCAAAATGTCAGCCAGTAATCCGGCTTTGTCGTGGGTATCCTTGTCCTTCAGTATTTCGATCAACTCCTTGAAGCTAACCGCACCTGAAGCCTTTTTCATATCCTCAGACTTCTGCACCTCTGTCGATGCGTCTGGCTGAGTCTTTGAACTTGGCTCTGTCTTTCCTTCATCACCTGCTCGAACAGCCTTGTATAGCTGAGACAGAGATCCAGACTTTTTAGCCTTGTCCTTAAGAACCTTCCGATTATCAGCAGTCTTGGCAAACTCCAACACTCCCTTAGTCTGGCTCTTATAGGTGCTAGCTGTTGACTCCTTAATGATTCCCGATTCTTTCCACACCTTGGCGCATTCAGTTAGAAACGCTTCGATGTTCATATCGTTGACCTTTGGGGACATATCCTCAACTGCAGTCATTAGTGACTCCACTTGTGAAGCCTTGGCTTGCGCCTCAGCAACAAACGAACATGCATATGCAACAGCGATATCATTGACCTTAGTCATGACTAAACTCCTTAAGTAACTATGTTAATAAACAAACACGCAGGGGCTACCTGCATAACCGTTAGACAAGCCTTGTCGAATAAAGTTCCAAACTATTTTCGCAAATAGGAATCATTCGCATTTAGAGTTTCTCTTCCTTGTCGTCTCTTTAGTCATGACTAAACAGATGCGCTTGTGTGTGACTCTTTAGTCATGACTAAACAGATGCCCCCTTGTGTCTCTTTTTATAGGTGTGGGGTCTTTCTCTTATGTCTGTCTAGTGGGTGCTAGTGGGTACTGCTTAGACACACACACTTCACCTGTATAGAAACGCTTCAATCTAAACAGGCCTACCCTGCCCTATCCCGCCGGAGGGGGGTGTAGTCCTCACGCGTATATACAGATCCTGCTTAGACACAAAAAAAGGTTAATTTAGAATTATAAAAAATAATAATAATTCATAGTATTATAATAGGTGTATACTATTAGACTATTTAGTTCTAAGTATCTTGTTTTTATAACTAAAAAGTGCCTCTGCGGAGTAATCAGCACTGCTGAGACCCGCTGAAGAAAAAAGAAATACTACAATCTGTACTGTTTGTACTAAAAGTACTTGACATTTTCTTAAAAGTATGCTACAATAATACCACTTAAAAGAAACGCAAGAGAAAATATTATACTCTTTATACAAATATCATACTCTTGAGATAATACGCAAGAGAATTATTATCTTTAAATTATAATTTCATTTGCGTTTCTTGTTGTGTAACTACATAGAGTACAGGATGACTGAGAATACTCAACCTAAAAAGCGTGGAAGACCCCGTAAGGAACTTGTTGAGTCCAAAAAGGATGGCAACAGAGGTAAACGAGGTCGTCCTCCCGGCGATGCCGCTATCATCAATGAGTATAAAGCTCGTATGTTAGCATCACCAAAGTCTCAAAAGGTGTTGGATTCAATTATGGATGCCGCACTAAACGATGAGCATAAGAATCAAGCGGCGGCGTGGAAGATATTGATGGATCGTATGTTGCCTGTAAGTTATTTTGAGAAAGACAAAAACAATATTGGGCGTTCTGCTGTGTCTATTACCATTAAAGGTGTAGGTGGCGAGACTATAATCACAAATGATGAGGATATCATTGATGTTACCCCCGAATCGGATTGAACAGATTAAAGAAGACCTTGTTCGTCATGAGGGATACGTCACTGAAATCTATTTATGCTCTGAAGGCTACCCTACGTTTGGTATTGGTCACCTTGTATGCGCTGACGACATGGAGTATACATGGCCTGTTGGGACACCAGTGACAGACGAACGTATCCTTCAAGTATTTCATGATGATTGTCAAGAAGCAGTCGAAGAAGCAGAGCAAGTGGTTGATGATTTATATGCTCACCCTAGCGATGTGATTCGTGTGTTGGTTAACATGGTGTTTAACTTAGGTCGTCCACGGTTATCTAAGTTTAAGAATATGCTTGCGGCTGTCAATGCGAATGATTATCATTTAGCTGCAGAAGAAATGATTGACTCTAAGTGGTATCGCCAAGTAGGTCGCCGTAGTGAAGAACTTGTAGAGATAATGCGTGGAGCTTAATGTTGAGTTGCTTCCTTGGCAACAGGAAGTCTTTAACGATCCAACACGATTCAAGATTGTAGCGGCAGGGCGGCGTACTGGTAAGTCTCGTCTAGCCGCTTGGCAGTTGATTATCTATGGACTGCAAACAAACCGTGGTCATGTGTTTTATGTTGCGCCGACTCAGGGGCAGGCTCGTGACATTATGTGGTCTACTCTGTTAGAGTTAGCGCATCCTGTTATCAAGACATCCCACATTAACAACTTGCAAATCACTCTCATTAACGGTTGCACTATCTCACTGAAGGGTGCTGACAGACCAGAGACCATGCGAGGCGTATCCCTTAAGTTCCTTGTTATGGACGAATATGCGGATATGAAGCCTAGTGTGTGGGAACAAATCTTACGTCCTGCGCTTGCTGACCAAAAAGGTGAAGCCATGTTTATTGGTACGCCAATGGGTCGTAACCACTTCTATGATTTGTACTCGTATGCAGAGATAGGTGATGATCAATCGTATAAGGCGTGGCATTTTACATCGTATGATAATCCTCTCCTTGACCCTAAAGAGATTGACACTGCCAAAAAGTCAATGTCGAGCTATGCGTTCCGACAGGAATTCCTTGCAAGCTTTGAAGCAATGGGTTCTGAAATCTTTAAGGAAGACTGGATACAGTTTGACAAGGATGAGCCTGAAAGTGGAGATTTTTACATTGCGGTTGACCTTGCGGGTTTTGCTAATGTTGAAAGTGCTACAAAGTCTAAAAACAAAAAGCTTGACCAAACAGCTATCGCCATCGTCAAAGCCAACGAAAACGGATGGTGGATAGCAGACATTGTTCATGGTCGGTGGGACATCAAGAAAACGGCTAAAAAGATCTTTGATGCTGTTGAGCGTTACCGTCCTATCGCTGTAGGAATTGAACGTGGAGCGTTAAAGAACGCTGTGCTACCATACCTTACAGACATCATGAAATCATCTCAAAGATTTTTTAGAGTTGAAGAGTTGACACATGGAAATAAGAAAAAAACTGATCGTATTGTTTGGGCGTTGCAAGGACGTTTTGAACATGGGCAAATAACATTAAACAAAGGTGATTGGAACTCTCAGTTTATGGATGAGTTGTTTCAGTTTCCTAACCACCTTGTGCATGATGACTTAATTGATGCACTGGCATATATTGATCAACTTGCTAAAGTATCGTACTACTACGATTACGAAGAAGATGAATTTGAAATACTAGACCCCGTAGCAGGATATTAACATGCAATATGAAAACGTAGATGATCAAACAAACACGCTAGAAGGTTGGGTCATTAATAAATGCAATCAATGGCGTGATCATTATGATTCAAACTATTCTGAAAAGTTTGATGAATACTATAGACTATGGCGTGGTATCTGGGCTTCTGAAGACACAATGCGCTCTTCAGAGCGATCACGTATTATTTCCCCTGCGCTTCAACAAGCAGTAGAATCTGCTGTTGCGGAAGTAGAAGAAGCTACTTTTGGACGTGGCAAGTGGTTTGATATTAAAGATGACTATCAAGACCAACAAAAAGTTGACATTCAATTTTTACGTAATCAACTAGATGAAGACTTGCACTATGTTGCATCACGAAAAGCAATTGCTGAATGTATTTTAAATGCGGCTGTATTTGGCACAGGCATTGGTGAAATTATAGCAGAAGAAATAACAGAATTTAAACCTGCTACTCGTCCTGTAATGGATGGAGCAATGCAAGCAGTTGGAGTTGAAGAAGCACAACGCACAGTTTTTAAATTGCGTCCTGTGATGCCACAAAACTTTTTAATTGATCCAGTAGCTACATCTATTGACGAAGCTCTTGGTGTAGCTATTGATGAATTTGTTCCAATGCACCAAGTCATAAGGTTACAAGAGCAGGGTATTTATACTAATGTTTCAATAACTCAGGCTTCTCCTGATGTTGATCTTGAACCAGATCAAGACTTTACTATTTATAATGACGACAAAGTACGTTTAACAAAATACTATGGATTTGTTCCTCGTGAGTTGTTGTATGCAAATAATGAAGAAGTTAAATTATTAGCTGAAGAAGAAACCAGTGAATACGTAGAAGCTATTGTAGTAATTGCAAATAACGGAACATTACTAAAAGCTGATGAAAATCCTTATATGATGCAAGATCGCCCAATTGTAGCTTTTCCTTGGGATGTTGTACCTAGCCGTTTTTGGGGACGTGGTATTTGCGAAAAAGGGTACAACGCACAAAAAGCACTTGATACTGAACTGAGAGCACGAATTGACGCACTTGCGCTTACTGTACACCCTATGCTTGCTGTTGATGCTTCACGTCTTCCTCGTGGAAGCAAGTTGGAAGTTAGACCCGGCAAGGCCATCCTTACGAACGGCAATCCCTCAGAAATCTTACAGCCGTTTAGATTTGGAAGTCTTGACTCCAACACATTTAACCAAGCGGCTAATCTCCAACAAATGGTTCAAATGGCAACTGGAGCTATTGATGCGGCAGGCATTCCCGGAAGTATTAATGGAGAATCTACAGCCGCAGGTATTTCAATGTCACTAGGCGCAATTATTAAACGTCATAAACGTACATTAATTAATTTTCAAGAAGCATTTTTATTACCATACGTAACTAAAGTTGCTCATCGTTATATGCAGTTTAGCCCTGAGTTGTATCCTGTACGTGACTATAAATTTGTACCATCATCATCTCTTGGCATTATTGCTCGTGAATATGAAGTAACTCAACTTGTTCAGTTATTGCAAACAATGAGTCCTGAGTCTCCAATGTATCCAATGTTAATTGAATCAATTGTTGACAACATGAACTTAAGTAACCGCGAACAAATTATTGAAGGACTACGTCAAGTAAACCAACCTAACCCGCAACAACAACAAATACAACAAGCGGCTATGGAAATGGAAATGACACAAAAGCAATCAACCATTCAAAACATCCAAGCTCAAACTGCAGAAATTATGTCTCGTGTACAGCAGAACTCTGTTGAAACAGAACTGTTACCAATTGAAGTGATGGGTAAAATTACTGATCCTGAAGAGGTAGACTTTAAACGTAGAGTTGAGTTAGCTAAATTGTTACTAAAAGAACGTGACATTGAAGCTAATAATGAAATTGTTAAAGCACAAATGAGAAGTTCAGATGCAAGTAACTAAACAAGAACTAGACAAAGTTTTAATTGAATTAAATAAAATTTTAGTAAGTTTAGATAATCGATTACAGGTTCTTGAAAAAACTCGTACTACAAGAAATACAAAAAGTCAAGCAAAAGACTTGACAAAAGAATAAATTTGTGGTATAATATTTGCATCTAAATTAAGGAGAAACTCTATTGAGTCCTGAAGATGAAGTTTATTATGAAAACTATCTTGGCTTGTTTATTCATCCCGGTTGGAAACAATTTGTAAATGAAGCTCAAGAACTCTTAAATGCTTATAGTATTGAAGAAATTAAAAACGAACAAGAATTATTTTTTGTCAAAGGACAACGTAGTTCACTTTTAAACATTACTCGTTTTGAGACAGGAATAAAAAATGCAATTGACATGGAGGCGGATAGTGATTCGTCGATATGATTTCAAATGCATAACTTGTAACCACATAGAAGAGCAATGGATAGATTCTAATGATTTATTCACAACTTGCTTTGAATGTGGTGACACCGCACAGCGGATAATCTCAAGTGTATCTTCACATTTCAAAGGCACAGGGTGGCCTGATGCTGATGATGCGTGGGCTAAAGATCACGAGAGAGCCGCTAAAAATTAATATATCCATAATGCTACGGCACGGAGTTTAACAATATGGCACGTTTTATAGATGAGAGTCCCGAAGAACTAGATCCAGAGGAAACATTCTCACCTTTAGAAGAAGAACAGACACCTGAAGAGGGACAACCTGCAGAACCTGAAGAAATTCAGGAAGCCCAAGAAGATCCAATTCCCGAAAAGTATCAAGGCAAAGACATTAAAGATGTTGTCAGGATGCATCAGGAAGCAGAAAAACTTTTGGGTAAACAATCTTCTGAAGTTGGAGAACTGCGAAAGATCGTTGACGATTTCGTTAAGACTCAGCTTGAAAAAGCCACTAGCCCACAACAACAAGACGAAGAAAAGATCGACATTTTTGACGATCCTGACAAGTACATTGAGCACAAACTAGCGAATCATCCTAAGCTTAAAGAAGCGGAAGAAATTTCCAAATCCATGAAGCAACAGGAAATCCTAAACAAACTTCAAATTAATCATCCAAATTTTCAAGAAATTTTACAAGATGAAAAGTTTGCAGAATGGATTACAAATTCAAAAGTTCGTACTGAATTGTATCAACGTGCAGATCAACGCTTTGATTATGATGCCGCTGATGAACTTCTTACATCGTGGAAGGAACGTCAAAACATTGTAAAAGAAACAACTGAAATGCAAGAAACAGATCGTAAGCGTCAACTAAAATCTGCTTCTACAGGAAATGCAAAAGGTTCAGGTGAAACACCAAGTCGTAAAATCTATCGTCGTGCTGATATTATTAAACTTATGCAAACTGACCCAAAGCGTTACACGCAGTTACAGCCTGAAATTATGGCGGCATACGCAGAGGGTCGTGTCAAATAGTGTTAAGGAGAAATTAACATGGCACTAGGTACTAACCACGTCACCAATACTACGGCGGCAACTTTCATCCCCGAAATTTGGTCTGACGAAATTATCGCGGCCTACGAGAAATCACTCGTATTGGCTAATCTTGTAAACCGTATGCCAATGACAGGCAAGAAGGGTGACACATTACACATCCCTAAGCCTACTCGTGGCGATGCATCTGCTAAAGCGGCTTCAACTCAGGTCACACTGATTGCGGCTACTGAGTCAGAAGTGCAAGTCACTATCGATCAACACTACGAATATTCTCGTTTGATCGAAGACATTACTGACGTGCAAGCTCTTGCTTCACTGCGTCAGTTCTACACATCTGATGCAGGATATGCCCTTGCAAAGCAGGTTGACACCGACTTGTTCGCACTCACTAAGTCATTTGGTGATTCAGATGGTGCTGACTTTGTACACAGCAACTCGTTCTTCATGGACGCTTCTACAAACTTGACAGCTTACGCTGTTGATACTGTTGCGGCGGCTGATGTCTTTACTGATGTTGGTTTCCGTGAAGCTATTAAAGAACTAGATGATAACGATGTTCCTATGGATCAACGTTTCCTAGTTGTACCCCCATCAGTAGTTGAAACCATTCGTGGTATTGACCGCTACAACTCATCTGATTTTGTATCAGGTCAGCCAGTAGTAAACGGCAACATCGGTACATTGTATGGTATCGACATCTACGTCTCAACTAACTGCCCGGTTGTAGAAACTGCGGCAAATAACTCTGCGGGCGGAGAACTCAAAGCAGGTGTCTTAGGTCATCGTGACGCTATGGTATTTGCAGAACAGTTAGGTGTTCGCTCACAGACTCAGTACAAGCAAGAGTATCTTGGTGACTTGTTCACTGCAGACACTCTGTACGGCGTAAAAGTTTTACGTCCTGAGTCTGCACTCTGCTTAGTATTTAACTCCTAAGCAACTGAGGGGGTCTACATGGCCCCCTTTCCTAATTCTTGACTGGAGATTTCAATGGCAATCTTTCGTGGTACAGGTAGTGCAAGTAGCACATCAGATCAAGCGACTATTGATACAGTAACAACTAAATCTAATGAAGCCGCAACGTCTGCAACCAATGCCGCATCTTCAGCTACTGCCGCCGCTAGCAGTGCAACATCAGCGGCATCCTCAGCAACAACAGCAACAACACAAGCTACCAATGCCGCTACCTCAGCATCTAATGCCGCTACTTCAGAAACTAATGCGGCGGCTAGTTTTGATAGTTTTGATGATCGTTACTTAGGTGCAAAGTCTTCTGACCCATCGACAGATAATGATGGTGATGCTCTTTTAACAGGTGCGCTGTATTTTAACTCTACTGCTAATGAAATGCGTGTCTATACTGGGTCAGCATGGGTAGTTTCATTTGCATCGCTTAGTGGAGCTTTAATTAACTCTAACAACCTATCTGATGTAAGTAATGCAACAACTTCAAGAAGCAACCTAGGACTTACAAGTCAAGCTCTTGTTACTGATTTGACAGCAGAGACCTCAATTGCTGATGATGATCAAATAATTATTTCTGATACTTCTGCGTCTGCTTTGCGTCGAATGACTAAAGCTAATTTTGTTTCAGGGCTAATCTCTGGCACAGAAATTTCTAATGTTGTTGAAGACACAACTCCACAACTTGGCGGCAATCTTGACACCAACGGTAACGACATTGTAACGACAAGCAACGCAGATATTGACCTTGCGCCTAACGGTACAGGTAAGGTAGTTGTTAAAGGTAATACAAACCCCGGTACTGTTGTATTAAACTGTGAATCTAATAGTCATGGTCAAACAATTATTGCACAGCCACACAGCGCAAGCGTTACCAACACATTAACACTTCCTGCAGGCGGCAATCAAGAAATAGTTGGCACAGCGGCTACGCAAACACTAACTAATAAAACTCTAACCAGTCCTACCATTGATTTGTCCGCTGTTACTTCTTCAGGTGACTTAGCCGTTGCTAATGGAGGCACTGGTGCTTCTGATGCGGCTACGGCTAGAACAAACCTAGGGCTAGTCATTGGCACAAACGTACAAGCTTTTGATGCAACGATTGTTGTTGATGCTGACATTGGCTCAACTGTACAGGCGTTCGACGCTGACACAGCCAAGACAGACGTTGCACAGACGTTCACAGCAGGACAGCGAGGCACAGTCACAGCAGAAAATGACGGTAGCTTTGACTTAAACACAGGCAATCACTTCACTTGTACACCCACTGGAGCGATTGACTTGCTGTTCACAAACGAGACTGCGGGTCAGTCTGGCATGATCCTGCTGACCAACACCACACCACAGACCATTACAGTGGACGTTGACGTACACCTGAGTGCGGCAGACCTCACAGCAATCAATGCGGCAGGAACGTACCTGATGTCGTACTACTGCCCTGACGGGACTAACGTGTTCCTGAGTACAACTCCTGCGCTGACTGAGGGTAGCTAATGTCTATTATCAACGGATCAGCGATGCAGGGAGCCACACGAGGCTTCTATCCTAAGACCATTGAAGGATCGCTACGGTTTAACGATGATGACTCTGCGTACCTGAGTTGGACTCCTTCTACAACTCCAACTAGCGATAAAAAGTTTACATTTAGCTTTTGGATAAAGTTAGGAAATATCGGCACAGACTTTCATGTTGTAAAGCACAATGAAGCGTCTAATGTAAATCAAATAGACATTCACAAGCAGTCTAATAACACGCTGAATATTGTTTTCAGGAAGACAGGAACATCTACAAAATCCGCACAATTAGTAACAAATCAAGTATTCCGTGATCCTTCAGCGTGGTATCACATTGTCGTGTCTTTCGATTCGACAGCAGGTACGCCATTTTGCTATTTGTACGTCAATGGCTCGCAAGTTACTTCTTTGTCAACGAATACACAGCCTTCCGCTAACGATCAAGTGCCTATTTTTGCTAGCGGCAAAACATTTGACATAGGCCGTGATCAATTTGACACTGATGAATATATGGACGGCTACCTAGCCGAAGTCTTCTTCATTGACGGTACAGCCCATAACGCTGACGCTTTTGGAGAAACCAAGAACGGTGTGTGGGTTCCGAAGAACATCACAGCCACAGACTTCACAATGGGTACGAATGGTTTTCACCTGACGTTCCAAGACGATGCAGAGGTTGAGGCGTTCAATGCTGTGTTATGGCGTGGTGATGGAGCAACCAAACAATCTATTACTGGTATGGGGTTTCAGCCTGATCTAGTTTGGGTTAAACAAAGAAGCAGTGGTAACTCGCACATTTTGTTTGATGCTGTGCGTGGGTTCGGTAGCGGTAATGGATTGCAGTCTCAAAACACAGCCGCAGAAGGAACAAATGACCCTAGTTATGGCTTTGTTTCGTCTGCTGACGCTGACGGATTTACTGTAAATGAAGGCACTGTTGGCGATGATTATGTAAACACATCAGGACAAACCTACGTTTCTTGGGGTTGGGACGCAGGAGCTAACAACGCTGTCACTGGTCATTCGTCTGTTACATGGACTGGTAATGGCGGAACTCAGGCCATATCGGGCTTGCCGTTTCGTCCCGACTTGGTGTGGATTAAGAACAGAGATAACGCTGACAACCACTATTTGTTTGATATTGTTCGTGGTGCATTTAACGGATTAAACTCTGACACTACATCAGCAGAAGTAAATAGCAGTAACGATCTATCTAGCTTTAACTCTGACGGCTTTAGTATTGGCTCTGATGGCGGCATGAATAGATCAGGCCAAGCCTACGTTGGATGGGCATGGGATGCAGGAGACGGTGATCCTGTAAGCAACACAGACGGGTCTATTACATCGACTGTGAAGGCTAGTACGACTAATGGCTTCTCAATTGTTTCTTATACTGGTACAGGTGCTAACGCCACGGTAGGTCACGGATTATCAAGCGCACCAGATTGGGTATTGGTAAAGGACAGAGACAATGCAAACGACTGGATTGTATGGCATAGCGGATTGGCCGATGGAACTCAACATCTTAAATTAAATGCTACTGAGAATTCACAGCCAAACGCTACTTACTGGAACTCGACTGTACCAAGTTCATCGGTAATTTCTTTAGGAAATAACTCTAAAACAAACGGCTCATCACAAAAATTTATCGCCTACTGTTTCCACGATGTTACTGGCAAGCAGAAGTTTGGTACATACACTGGCACAGGTGCTAGTTTAGATATTACGTTAGGTTTTAGAGCAGGATGGGTCATGATTAAACGCACTGACTCTACTGACAACTGGTATATGTTTGACTCGAGCCGTGATCCATTTGGCATGACAAACTCTTTGTATGCAGATGTTTCATCATCTGAAGGCGAATCATCAGGACGTACAGTGACTGTTGATTCTGACAGCATGACTCTTGGTACAAACTCTGCAATTAACGCCAACGGTGCAACTTACATCTACGCCGCATTCGCAGGAAGCTACTCAGACTACATCACTGACTACAACGAAGATGGCTCTATTGACAGCCGTGTGAAGGCTAATGATACCACTGGCTTCTCAATTGTATCTACAGATAACCACACAGGTTCAGAGACGGTCGGTCACGGGTTAAATCAAGCACCCGATTGGATCGTGGCAAAAGCTAGAAATGGCGCATTACTTTGGCCTGTCTATCACAGTGCATTAGGAAGCACAAAACGACTTAGATTAAATGATACAACTGCCGCAGAAACAAATGCGGTTTGGGGCAACACTGACCCAACTACAAGCGTTTTTACCTTTTATCAATCAAGTAATACATACGATTACATCTTTTACTGTTGGGCAGAGAAGACTGGCTACTCTAAGTTTGGGACTTATACAGGGAATGGATCGACATCTGGGCCAAGCATAACGTGTGGCTTTAAGCCCGCAATGATTATCCTGAAACGCACAGACTCAGGCGGATCATGGACTATCTCTGACAATACTAGGGATACCGTAAACCCTGTTACGCCTTATCTATTTCCACACGCATCTGACGCTGAAGCAACAGACTCAAGTAACGAGATAGACTTCAACAGCAACGGCTTCCAGATCAAGCACGATACCCGCAATAACACTAGTGGTGCAACATACATCTATGCCGCCTTTGCAGACACAAGAGAAGCGGCCTTCTGGTTAGATCAGTCTGGTAATGACAACGATTGGCAACCAGTTAACCTAGACCATAACGATACGTTGTTGGATAGTCCGACTGATAACTTTGCGACTTGGAATCCACTTATACCAAGCACTGGTACGTTTGCAGATGGGAATTTGTCTGTGACTACAACAGTAGATGAAGCAACTTCTGGCACTACACTGCCATCGGCAGGAAAACATTACTGCGAAATAATCTGTACGTCTGCGACTACTATTGCCAATGCTAGACTAGGTGTTACAAATGCAGATGGTATTGGTACTCCGCTAGGTGCTAATACAAACACTTGGGCATATCTTGCTGATGGCCGTGTATACCACAATAGTTCTGCATCATCTTACGGAACGACACTTGCTGTTGGTGATGTATTCCAAATTGCTTTGGATATTGACGCAGGAAAGGTTTGGTACGGGATAAACGGAACTTTTATGGCTTCAGGTGATCCAACGGCAGGAACAAATCCATCCCAAACATTTACAGCAAACCAACAGATGACATTTGCAGTAGCATCGGGCAGTGGCACATTTACGTTTGTAGCCAATTTCGGCCAACAACCATTCAAGTACGATCCACCTGCGTAGGAACTAGACATGGCATATTTACCACTCAGCACAGCCAACCTACCCGATCCTGCGATAGACCCTGCACAGGGAAGCAGTCCTGCGGATTACTTTGATGTTTTCACATGGACAGGAACAGGAAACACTGGACGATCTTTTACAGATTTGTCATTCCAACCGGATTTGGTTTGGGCGAAAAACAGAAATAAAGCATATGGTAACGTGTTGTATGACAGTGTTCGTGGCGCAGGAGCAAATAAAGAATTAAGTTCGGATATAACGGGTGCAGAGGGGTCGTTGGTTACTAGCATTTACGATTATCTGAGTTCTTTTGATAGTAACGGGTTCACAAGCACATTCTCGGGAAGCAACTTTGCCGCTTACTTCAACGACTTAAACGATCCGTTTGTCGCTTGGAACTGGAAAGCCAACGGCTCTGGTGTCAGCAACACAGATGGCTCGATAACGTCTACGGTGAGTGCGAATACAGAGTCTGGGTTTTCTGTAGTGTCTTGGTCAGGAAATCAAACTTCTGGGGCAGATGTAGGACACGGCCTCAACAGCGCACCTCAAATAATTATTACAAAATGCCGGACTCACGCAACAAGTTGGGTTGTGGGTATTGGCGGGATCAGTGGCTTTGGAGTGAACGATTATTTAATTTTGCAAACAACAAATGCAAAAGCATCATCGTCTACTTTTTATCAAGCATACGACACAGATACATTTACCGTTGGGGTTTCTGCCGCTGATGAAATGAACAAGACAGGTAGAGACTATATTTCCTACTGCTTCCACAGTGTCGAAGGCTTCTCAAAGTTTAGCTCATACACTGGCAACGGTAGTACAGATGGCCCATTTGTGTACACAGGGTTTAGACCTGCTTTCTTGCTTGTGAAGCACATCAACGGAACACAAGATTGGCATATGCTAGATTCTGAACGAGGCTCTTACAACGTCATTGGACCGTATTTGTACGCAAACAGTAATGGCTCTGAAAACAATGCGACAAAAGTAGATTTCTTGTCTAATGGCTTCAAGATTCGTGTGGGTGACAACGCAATGAACTCTAACGGAAATACTTTGATCTACATGGCCTTTGCCGAAAACCCATTTAAGTACAGCAACGCTCGCTGATAGGAGATAGAAACAATGTGGACTTACTTAGGTAAGCGTGTAAGAGAAGGGCGAGTGTTCACAGACAACACAGGCCGTAAGTATCCGCCACAGTGGTGGTATCGCACAACAGACGCAGAGAAGACTGCACTGGGCTTAGTCCACGTTGCTGATCCTGCACCATACGACAATCGTTTTTACTGGGACGCTAATACCCCAAAGGCACTGGATGATGTGAATGAAGTTGACGCCGAAGGCAATCCCATCTTGGATGAAAGAGGAAATCAAATCATCACAAGAGGACTCAAGTACAACGCCATTCAGCAAACAAAAGCAACAGCGGCAGGACTCCTACAGCCAACTGATTGGATGGTTACGCGCAAGGCAGAGGCGGGAACGGCGATACCAAGTGCCGTTGGAGATTACAGAACGGCTGTCCGCACTGCGTCAGGCAATATCGAAACTGCGATAACCAATGCGTCAGACCTTGCGGCGTTCATGGCGTTGTATGATGCAACATACGATGCAGATGAAGTTCAAACCGCACCCGCACCTATGAACAATTGGCCTGATACGATCTAAGGGCAGGATGTGAAAGAGATGGCAACAGAAAGCACTAAGACATTTGTAGACGGTTTAAGTGTAGTAACAGTAGTAGGAACTATTGGCGAGATGTTACCACCGCTAGCGGCCCTGTTTACTTTGGTGTGGACAGCAATAAGAATATACGAAACTAAGACAGTGCAGAGGCTTCTAGGAAGGAAACCTCCTAATGATAACTGAGCTTGCCGCCGCTAATGCCGCCTTTGGTGTTATTAAAGAAACCATTGCTAATGGTAAAGAACTGTATGAAGCAGGAGAAGCATTAGCAAAGTATTTTGGCCTCAAGGCTGAGATACAAAAGAAAGCGCATGAACACGGATATAAGTCTGACCTTGAAGCGTTTATGGCTACAGAGCAACTCAAAGAATATGAGGATGCTCTAAAACAAATGATGATCTGGCAAGGGCGAGCCGGGTTATGGACAGATTGGTTAGGCTACCAAAGCAAGATGAAGGAAAGTCGTGAAGCCGCAGAGAAAGCTGAGAAGGCCAAAAAAGTTAAACGTAAAAACCAGATTGTTGATCTTTGTATTAGCATCTGTTTGGGCATTAGCGTTCTCTCAGCCATTGGCTTGGTGATATACATCTTCTATTGGCTCAGTAAACAGTAGGTCACTTATGTGGGTATTATTTGCAATCTTAATTCAGGCTGACGGATACACTGTTTATCCTCAAGGCCCGTTCGCAACAATGGATCAGTGCTTTGAAGCCCGACAGTATTTTATGGACACAGCACCAAAGCCTAAAATAAACTATGAAGCAGTGTGTATACAGACGGACGTAACAGGTAATGGCGCATGATTGGATTGGTCACAGCTATCACGAACTTGGCAGGTACATGGGTCAGTGCCAAGGCGGAATCAACCAAAGCCACGGCAGAGGCGAAAGCCACCGCACTGAAAACAGCGGCCCAGTCCACAGCGGATTGGGAACGCA